AAGTGATTCTGCCAATCTTCTTAATGATCTCCCTATTCAGGGTGGTGAGGATGTAGAAATTCAGTTAAAACATACTTTTGACGATGCTCCTGCAGTGTATAGATTCAAGGTATATAAAATTGCTGGTAGATTTGTCAAAAATAAACAGCAAATCTATAATCTAGGACTCATATCACCAGAAGCGTTGTTAAATGAGACTATTAGGGTACAACAAGCTTTGAAAGGTAATCCAGAATCTATCATTAAAAAACTGTTAGGTAATGAGTATTTGGATAGTACAAAAACTTTTTATTCAGAACCTTCTAGATTTGAAGTTAGTATGATTGCTAACAGAAGAAGACCATTTGATATTATTTCCAAGTTATTGACAAAATCTGTATCTCCTAAAACACAGTACGGATTATCAAAGAACAATAATAAAAACAAATCAGAACAGCAAGTTAAGGGTAGTGCAGGGTTCTTTTTTTGGGAGACTATTAGAGGATATAACTTCTTTTCTATCGATGCTTTGTGTGATGTTCCAGAAATAGATGAAAGAGGTAATATTATAGAAGGAAGTCAAAAGTTTGCTGCTCCTAGACTACGATCAGAAGCATGGGGTCCTTATAAAGAAGGTATAGGAAACCAAGATGGAGTTGGAGATCAGAGATTTCTAATTGAAAATATTGCTTTTAGTTCTGAAGTTGATTTGATGCAATCCTTGAGAAAGGGTAAATACTCATCTCTAATGGTATTTTACAATTACTCTACTGGACAGTATGAAGAGTATGTGTATAAAGTAAAAGATAGTTATGACAACATGGCACATTTGGGAGGTCAAGAGTCAATTTCGTTGATTCCCTCAAATCAGATTGAATTATCTGATTATCCTAGTAGAATCATGTCAGTATTATTGGATCATGAATCATGGTATAACGAGCCAGGCATTGCTAATCCTGAAGATCCTAAAGCAAAGGATCCTACAAAATTTGCAGATTGGCAAAAATATTATGCAGCACAATCAACTGCTAGATCTGAATTATTGAAAAATCAAGAGGCAGTAGTTCAAATTCCTGGAAATCCACAGATATGTGCGGGAGATAAAATCAGTCTCATACTGGTGAGTAAATTATCAGATGCATTGAGAGCTAAAGAACCCATTGATAAAGAAAGTAGTGGTGTTTATCTTATCAACGAAGCAACACATACTTATAATTTTCTGGAAGGAGCTAACGGAACAGTCAAAACCACGTTAAGATTGTTCAGAGACTCATATGGACTAGCAGATGGACCCTCAAATCGTGGAACTAAATAACTAAAGGAGGTAATCACCTATGGAAAACATCGAAGCACACATCGAGAAGGATAAGGAAATTCTCGACAATCCCAATACAAATCCTCAGATGCGTCGTCATATTGAAGGCGAATTGCATGATTTGGAAGAGTATGTTGAGCATCATAAAAAAGAAATCGAAGCAGGAGATCATCACGATCCAACATATCTAGAACTATATTGTGACCAAAACCCATCAGAACCCGAATGCCTAGTGTATGAGGATTAAGCATGGATGACGCATTATCACAGTTGATGCCTTCCAATAGAATCGGCAATGACGGTTTTAATTGGTGGGTAGGTCAAATTGAAGGAACTGCTACCGAAGAAAAAAATAATAAAGGTGGATATCGTTTCAAAGTAAGGATTGTTGGTGATCACCCTGAATCTAGGGAAATCATCGACACTCCTGAATTGCCATGGGCGACTGTGATGATGCCAGTTAACGTCCCATTCATGCCTGGTAATATTGGTGGTGGTCATCCACAACTTGTTAAAGGATGTTGGGTCATTGGTTTCTACTTAGATAATGAGAGACAAAAACCAATTATTATGGGGTCCATTGGACCAACTCCAGGTGCTACATCAGTAATCAATGAAGTTGATCCTAATGATCCTAAAGCATTTGTAAATGGTGTAAGGAGTGGTGAATTAGCTCCAAACCCAGCAAAAGATGGTAAAGAAGGAGAGGATGGCACTGCTAAAACAGGTGCTGGACTATCTACTGGCAGAAAACGTGCTGATGGCGAAGAAGATATTCCACTCGCTCCTGCAAAGGTAGTAGCAATAAAACAAGAAGAATGGTGTCAAGTTACTGCTGAGAAGTGTAAGAATACAGATCTGAAAACACAGATGAACAGTATTCTTGGGCAGTTACTATATGATGTCCAGAGTAGTGGAGGTAATATTGGAACCTTTTATGTTAATAAGTACACTGGAGGTCTATATGATGGCATTGGTAAAGCAAGAACTAATGTAAACAAAGCTATTAAAGTAGTCACCGAATTCTTAGCAAAGGTAAAAGGTTGGATTACTAAAAAAATTCAAGAAGCAGTTGATGCATTAGTAAAAGCATTACTGAGAGCAGATGAAACTGGTAATGCATTAACACCAGTAACAGAATGGTTCAATAATATATTGAAAGACCTAGGTTGTAAGATGATGGACCTAGGCGAGAGACTAAAAGAATGGTTGACAAATGTATTGATGAATTTCATCAATCAAATTTATCGTGCTGCAATTTGTCAAGTTGATGAATTAGTAAATGGAATTATTTCTAAGATTCAGCAATTAATGACTGAACTTCTTAATAGTATATTAGGACCTCTTCAGGATATTCTTGGTGCAGTCGCTGAACCACTCAATATCATTGGACAAGCAATTAACTTTATCTTACAACTATTAGGAATCTCTTGTTCTGGACCTGATCAGACCTGTAACAAGTATAAGGAAGTTTGTACGAATGGTAAGAAGGAAAAGGATAAGGATGATAAAAACTTCTTGGATGATCTTTTAGATAATATTGATAATCTATTTGGTGATACTCCTGCTGATTATACACAATATGTTTGTGATGAAGCATATACTGGCAGACCATTAGAAATTACAACGATTGGATTTGTGGGTGGTGTTCCTGCTCTTCCAACAGCATCAACTAAGCAAGCAAAAATTGTTTATGACATCAACGATGTTGTTGTAAAAGAAGGAGAGACAGCTGTCTTTACAGTGAAGAGAAGTGGAGTTAGTGATATTGCATCTTCTGTTAAGTTTAAAACATTGAATAAACTGTCAACAGCAACACCTGGAGTTGATTTCTTAGAACAAAATGGTATCTTGGGTTTTGCTCCAGGAGAAACGGAAAAAACTATTGAGGTTCAAACATTAGTCGATAATGAAAAAGAAGCAGATGAAACTTTCTTTGTTAGACTTAAACTCAACTCTCCCGTAGATCAATCAAGTGTAAAAACTACATTTAATAAGAATCTTGCTCAGTGTACTATTACCGAAACTGATCTTAAAGAACCAAATGATCCATACAAACCAGAACCTGTAGATCCATTTGAACCTCTTCCTGGGATTCCTATTGACAACATACCAGAAGTTCCAACGGGATCTGATGATGGTGATACTGGTGATGATGAAACTAATTTAAAACCAACTTATGCTGTTACAGCAAATAGAAGTTCTGTTGCGGAAGGAGAGTTTGTAATTTATACGATTACTACTACCAATGTAGAAAATGGATCTATATTATACTATGGATTATCTGGTGACAATATTACATCTGATGATATTATCGGAAACACACTAAGTGCTCCATTCATTATCAATAATAATCAAGCAAAGGTTACTGTTGGTATTGCTGAAGATGGAATTGTGGAAGATGATGAAGTGCTTACTTTTACTATCCTCAGTAAGGGAGCTTTTGTAGACGTTTTAATTACAACAGATGAAGATCAAAATGTTAGTGATTATGATGAGGGACTTGGTGATTCCTTAGAGAATGTATTTGAGGAATTTAGAGTACCTGTCGCAAAACCACCTATCACTGATGATAATGGTGGTATTATTGAAATTCCTATTGATGATCCAGGAGATCCATGGGCAGAACCACCAACAGTGTTTGTTGGCGGTGAGGGTTCAGGAGCAACAGCAACAGCACTTTTAGATGGAAATGGACTTGTAACAGAGATCAGAGTTCAATCACCTGGATATGGTTATAAACTGAATCGTGCAGATGATAATGGAGTAAGATGTATTATTGACTCTTTTACTATCTTAAGACCTGGAATTGGATATACCAGCGTACCAGACATGTATGTAAATGGAGAACTTGGAATTGCAGAGGCAGTTATTAACGATGATGGATTTGTTATTGGTGCTCGTATTTTAAATAGACAATTAACGTTTAGTGAGTTTCCTGCAGTAGACATTGTAGGTGGAGGTGGTTATGGTGCTAAACTATTGCCATCACTAGCATGTCTAGATACAGAAGCACTATCTACTATTGGTGCTACTAAGATCGGTACTGGTAAATATATTGATTGCCCATAATGTCACAGAATCCTCCTGCTAAGCAATATCCAAATAGTATCTTTAAACCAACAACTCCTGATGAAACTCAGGAGTTGAAAGATCAACCTAGGTTTCAGACATGGTATAAGGGTTACTTAACTCGCTCTGAAATTTATGAGAGAAAACTTCCTGATGGACTAACCTCTGCATTGAGGATTGATGGTCCTTCTGATAATGCTATTTCTATGACTAATCTTGGTCAAATCAAGATTATGACAGGAGAAAAGACAGATGTTGCTGGTAGTGGTATCTTAGGTATTAAAACATATGGTCAACAGCAAATTCACTATGAAAGGTCTAATATTCAATATAATGAAGGTGGTGAAGAGAATGACGGACAAGCACTTAACATCTTGGCATATGGTGATGTTGTAGAGCAAGCAATTGGTAGTACAAGATATATCAAAGCAACTAAGATTGAAATTAGTGCATCAGAAGAATTGATTTTAAATGGTCAGACGATCAAAATACAAGCGGCAGGTGATATTGAAATGGCAGCGAGTGCCATCAATTCGGCACAGGTCAATAAGAAAGATATTGTGTTAGGACAGCGAATGAATTTTGGTGCTGGTGAAGCAACCGAAATGCAATTTGATCCTCGTTCTACTCAGAACTTAATTTCTCCTGGTAATCTCAATCAGAAAGTTCTTGGAGATTATCAACTTACAACTGGTGGTGTTACTAACATTAAGACTATTGGTGGACCAGGAACTCTTGTTAAAGACAGAGTTGCTGGATTGTTCTTAAATTGTCTTACTACAACATCTATTCAAGGAACTACTGGCATGGTAGTGTCTGGTCCTGCAGGTATGGATCTTCTTTCTGCGGGTGAACTGGCAATTACAGGCACTGATACACAGATTACTACTGCTAATCTTGAAGTAGATTCTGCTACAACGACAGTTACTACAGCAGACCTTGACGTTACCTCTGCATCAGTTAATATTACTGGCAGTGGAGACGTTGCTATCACTGGTGCAAACGTTCGTATCACTGGTGCATTAATTTACCTTAATTAAAAACTATGATTTTTTGGATTGGATTCTTCATTATGTTTATCAATGAAGGATTCGTCATGATGAGACACGTATCACCGTGGTTCTCAAAGCAAAGAGATAACCTTATAGAAAAGTACGGTGAGGGTTGGCAAACCTTTCATGGTATGGTAGACTATCTGTGGGTTATAATTATCGCTCTGGGGTTTACTTTCTCCCCACACAGAGCTAGTCACCTATATGTCTTTATTTGCTTTTGGGTATTAGCATTTATGCTGATTTATCTTCCAAAAATGGTTAAACGATAAGTAATACTTATATTAATAGTAAGATATACTCATAGAAAACTGGCACAAGGGGGCTTGCTTTTTGCCCATAACCCTGATAAATTATCTTCATGCGGTTAAGAACTCTTTAACTGCAATGTAAACTCTATAGAGGAAAAAAACAAATGATCAAAACTGCTTTTGCTGCTGCCGCAGCTGCTACTGCATTTGCTGCTCCCGCTGCATTTGCTGGTCCCTACGTTAACGTAGAGGCAAACTCGGGTTGGACTGGTTCGGACTATTCTGGGACAAATACAGACCTCCACGTAGGATATGAGGGTGCTCTGGGCGAATCTTCTTCGTACTATGTCCAAGCTGGTGCTACTATCCTGTCTCCTGACGGTGGTGAGTCTGATACTGTTCCTTCTGGTAAGGCAGGTATCGGTGTTGGTGTTACCGATGCACTTGGTGTCTATGGTGAAGTCTCCTTTGTTGGTTCTGGTTCTGATTCTGTTGATCGTGGTTATGGTACTAAGGCAGGAATCAAGTATTCCTTCTGATTTGCATAATCTGGTTACTGTGATATAATGACAGGGGATCTTCGGATCCCCTTTTTAATTCTAAATATCATTGTTGGTGGAGAATATATGCTATCTACTCAATATAGATTGCGCTTAGAAGGCATTTGCAAGAAAATTGCAAATAATGATGTAGTTGAACTGTCCGATATGATTTGGGCGGAGAAACTTGCAAAGGCACACACTA